ATTACCAGACGCTGGTGTGTAACCCCGTTTTTACCGCCGAGAATGGCGTGCCGAACACGGCCAACCTGCGCATGGTGCCGGGGCAGATTTTGCCGTTCAAGCTGCAGGCCGTGCAGATGCCGCCGATACCGGTGGACATTGCCCAAAGCATGATGGGCACGCGCTCGGTCGCCGACCAGCTGATCGCCGCGCCGGACTTCGGCACCGGCAGCCAACAGCCGGGCCGCGACAACAAAACCGCCAAAGAGGTCTCGCTCATTGCCAGCGTCATGGGGCAGGCCGCCGACATGCGCACGCGCAGCTTCCGCCGCGAGCTGGGCCACGGCCTGCGCATGGCTTGGGCGCTGTGCCTGCAATACGTCAAAACCCGCACCGATTATTTTAATCTGGATGGTTACGCGCAGATAGCACCGGAGGCGCTCGAGGGCAGCTACCGCATCGAGCTGAACGCGTCCGGCGACAACTGGAACCGGGGCATGGTGGTGCAGCAGGAGCAAGCGCTTTTCCAGATGTTCCGGGGCGACCCGTTCATCAACCAGGAGGAGCTGCGCCGCGGCCTGCTTAACGCCATGGACCCGCGCAAAACCAAAAAGCTGCTCATCGGTCAAGGCACCCAGCAGGCCGCGCAGTTGGAGGACCAGGCGCAGGAGATTTCCATCATGCTGCTGGGTTACCCGTCCGAGGTGAAGGAGACCGACGACCACGGCGCGCACATCCAGAGCATCGCCGGATTTACCCAGCGCCGCGCCACCAAGGGCGAGCCGCTGCCGGCCGAAGTCCTCGGCTTGCTGGCCCAGCACGTGGCCGCGCACGCGCAGGCATTGCAAAAGGCCAACCGCGACCAGTGGAAAGCGCAGGGCCCGCAGATCCAGCAGTACCTGCAACAGCTCGGAGCCGCCGCACAGCAGGCCGCGATGCAGGAACAGGCCGCCGCCCAGATGCAGCAACTGCAAGCCGGTTTCGGCCAGATGAACAGCAACCCGCAAGAAATCCCCGTCTAAGCCATGCGCCGCTTTTTTAACTTTTTACGCAACGCCCTGCGCAGCCTCGTGGTGACCGATTACGAGGAGCACGTGCTGGCCGCTGCCCATTCGGCGGCACCGCATGCCGAGCTCTTGAAGCGCAGGACTCAGCTTATCGATCACGTGACCGTGATGGAGAAGCGCGAGCGTGAGCTGATGAATTCAGAGCCGCTGCTGAAGGATATTAAAAAAGCCCTGCAAGAGCCGAGCCGCTGGCTGCCGGACGTGGCGTTGACGGCGACGGAGGCCCGCGAGTGGGGCGTGATGATCCAGAGCCCGATGGGGATCAAGATCGACACGGCGATGATTAACTTCTGCCAGCAGCAGGCGCAAGAGGCCATCGCGCAACCGCCCGACCGCATCCAGCACGCCGCAGGCGTGGCCCGTGGGTGCGTCGTGGCCTGGCAACTCGCAAAAACACTTTCCCGCATAGCCAACGCCGAAGTTGGCCACACCGAGTCCGACGTCACCACGGCAGAAGCCGGGCTCGATCAACACCAGCCGTAGCAGATACCCGAACATGAGCGATACAGCCACCCTTCCCGCCAGCACCGACACCTCCGACGCCGACATGCTCGCCGCCGCGATGGCCGCCGATGAAGGTCGGGAACTCCCCGCAGCCACCCCCGCACAGGCAACCACCTCGGCCGCGCCCGAGTCCCCCGGCACGTCGGCCGCCTCCGACGAGAGCGCAGACACCAAAGACCTGACCGAGGACGCCAGCAAGGCCACCAAGCCCGCAGCCAAACCGACCACCGACGCAAAACCCGACGCACCGGCCAAACCTGAAACCGCTTTTCAAAAGGCGACCAAGGAAGCCGAGCGCAAGGACCGGTCGTGGAAGGCGTTTGACGCGGAAAAGACGGCCTTCCGTGAGGAGAAAACGAAGATCGTGAGTGAACTGGAAAGCCTGCGACGTGAAGTCACCGCCCTGCGCACGCAGCCAGCCGGACCCACGGAGCCAGCCAAGGACGAGCATGGGTTGACCGCTGCCGCGTATGAGCGGGCGGCCAAACGCTATGAAGACGAGGGCGACGCCAACATGGCCAACCTCGCCCGCAACAAAGCCGAAGCGCTTAAGCAACAGCAGCCTGCCCCGCGCAGCGCCGCCGTGCCCAATGCCGCCTCGGTGGACGAAGCCTGGAAAGCGCCGGAATTCCAACAGCGGTGGGCAGCCGAGGCTGCCGCCATCGTGCAGGCCGAGCCTGCGCTGGGTGATCCTGCGAATCCGATCTTCAAAGCCGTGGGCGAACTGGTGAATAACTCGCCGTTTGCCTCGTTTTTCAAAGCCCGCCCCGACGGCATCCGCGCCGCTGTCGAGGTTGCCAAGCTCCAACAAGCCGCCGCGCAGGCCGAGACGCTCCGCAAGGAAGTCGAGACCAGCAAGGCCGAGATCGCGCGCTTAACGAAACTCACCTCCCTGCGAGGTTCCCTGCCGAGTGGCCAGCACCCCAGCCCGAAGGCGTTGCATGAGATGTCGTCCGACGAGGCCGACGCCCATGTGCGCGCGCTGGCTGCATCCGCCGACCGAGGGGCCTAGCACCGCATTTAAACACAACCGCCCGCCTGAGCACATCAGGCAGAACACACCACCACCATGGCCGTTATCGACTCCACCCTGATCGCCAACACGATCCAGCCCCAGTATTCCAAGAAGCTGCTCGGCCACGCCGTCCAGCTCACCAAGCTCATCGACACCGCGCAGCTCGAGGAGTTGCCCGCCAACGCAGGCAGCACCAGCGTGCGCTTTTTCCGCCCTCCGGTTGCCAATTTGGCCGCTGAAGGCGCGCCCGCCGCGCTCGCCGAGGGCATTGCACCGTCCGCCTTCCGCTCCATCGCTTACACGCCCATCGACGTGACGCTCGCCCAGCGCGGCGCCGTGGCGAAGGTGACGGACATCGCCAACAACGTCGGCTTGGTCAAGTACCTCGACACCGCGATCGAGCTGATGGGCGAGGAGTTCGCGTTGGATTTCGACACCCTGCTGCGCAACATCCTGATCCACCCCAGCACCGGCCTGAGCAAACGCTACGGCCAAGGCCTGGCGAGCTTCGCTGCGACCGCCTCGGCCACCGTGGCCAACTCGGTCATCACCCCGCGCGACCTGCTCAACGCGATGACGCAGCTCAAGATCGCCCGTGCCCCGACCTTCGGCGGCAAGTACGTGGCCGTGCTTCCCCCGCAGGTGATTTCCGACTTGCTGAGCAATTCGGAGTTCCGCGAGGTCGTGCGCCAGAACAACGCCAACAAGATCTTCAACGGTGAGGTGGGCGAATACTACGGTTGCAAAATCGTGGAGGCCACCAACCCGTTCCAGGAGGATGAGACCGAGGGCACCTTTGCCACGACCTTCTCGGCCGCTGGCAGCAACACCACCGGCCTGATTTACACCAGCATCATCACCGGCAAGGGTGCCTATGGCTGCGTGAACATGAAGAAGATGGGCGCTTCCCCGCAAAAGCCCCAGCTGATCATCAACGACAAGCCGGACTCGGGCAACCCGCTCGGCCAATGGATGACGGTGGGCTGGAAGGCCTTCTACGCGGGCATGATCCTCAACAGCGCGTGGGGCATCTCGCTGCGCACCAAGTCGCAATTCGCCTGAGCTAACGCCTGACGAATAACCGCCAGGGGCGGACCGGCCAACGTGCCGCCCCTGTTTCAATTTAAACCAAAGACCCGCCGCGCCACCGACCATGTCAACGATCGTCCCCACAGTCCGCCCCTACGCCAAGCCCGCCGTGGTGAGCCTCACCGGCACTCACGTGTTCGTGATCGACCACCCGACGCTAGGCATGATGTCGATGAGTTACGCGGACCTGCGCACGCAGCTGGACGCCACCTATGTCGCCGCCCAGGCAGCCTGCGCCGCGAGCCAAAGCGCCGCCGGAGCGAGCCAAACAGCGGCCGCCGCATCGGCTGCTACCGCCACCACGCAGGCCAGCGCGGCCGGGGTGAGCGCAACGGCGGCAGCGGCCAGCCAGGTCGCCGCCGCAGCCTCGGCCAGCGCTGCGGGCGTGAGCCAGACGGCGGCCGGGGTGAGTGCGAGCGCGGCAGGTGCCAGCCAGACGGCAGCCGGGGTGAGCGCCACCGCAGCCAATGCCAGCGCCACGGCGGCCGGACTGAGCGAGACCGCCAGCGCAGCCTCGGCAACGACGGCCAGCACGCAGGCGGGGGTTTCCATCACGCAGGCGAGCAATGCGGCCGCATCAGCCGCCACGGCAGTCGCAAGCCAGGTGGCCGCCGGAGTGAGCGAAACGGCAGCGGCCGGATCGGCCAACGCAGCAGGCGTGAGCGAGATCGCGGCAGCGGCCTCGGCGGCAGCGGCCTTGGCGAGCCAGACGGCCAGCGCCGGATCGGCCTCGACGGCGTCGGCGCAGGCGACGGCGTCGGCCAACAGCGCCAGCAACGCCGCCTCCAGCGCCTCGATCGCGCTCAATGCGCTGGCCCAGACGTTCAAAGGCGGGGTGTCTGGTGCGAGCGTACCGGCCACGAGCACCGCCACCGGAGACACCTACCGGATCACCACAGCAGGCACCAGCCAGAGCAAGACGTGGGCGATTGGAGACGCTGCGATTTACGATGGCTCCTCAGGCAGTTGGACGCAGCTCACCGGCTGGTTCGCCTACTGCGACTTACAGGCGGGTATCGCTTCGCAGGGGTTCAAAGGCTACCTGAACAGCGACGGCGCAACGCCCGACCGTGCTGCGGGCATCCAAGGCCCGTTTGACGCGGTGAACAACCCGCGAGGCTGGGTGGCGGGCGCGGCTACGCTGGAGTGGGTTGGTATACTTGCCATACCAACGACCGCATTTCCATCGGGACAAGGAAATCGTGTTTTTCATGTGGGACCTAGTGCAACACCTGGCGTATGGCCTGCATTTACAGACTCGTGTTTGACTGCGCAATTTTTTGGAAATAACCACGGAAAAACGGGAAACGAGTTTAGTCTAAATCAGAACGGATTGAGCACTAATGGTTTCGCTAATCGGGAATGGCAATTGTCTGACTTCCGCACGCGATACTCGGGACGAACCATAAAACTGAGAATTAAGATTACGGCTGGCACATCGTCTCCGTATATTGAAGTCGATGACGTAGATATAACTAGCCTAGGAACATACGCAACATTTGGGACAAGCATCCCCGACTGGCTCGCTTCTACTGGATTCACGCCGACCTACCACCTGACGGGCTACAACTGGCACTCCGGCCCCGCGCCCGTGGGCTGCTTTATTCTCGGTTCTCTGACCGACGCCGACCGTGCGTTTCACCGCAGCACGGGGCATTATCCGGCTTGGGTGGTCGCGGGGGGGAGTATGCTACAAAATACCGGGACGTGCTACACTACATTTGGTGCGGCCATTACGGGAGCTTCGTCTAGTGGATTTAGTCTTACCACAGTAGGAACTGGATATCATGAAGTAAGAACGGCTCCTGTTTTCTCTGCTGTAAAAGGACAAACAGTTAATATCTCATTCACCCAGACTGGCGCTCAGCCATTAACATGCTTTTTGAATGATGGGGTGCAGTATTTCACATCTGCGTCAGGTAGTAATTCATTCACCGCAACGGTTCAAAACAGCACTTCATCGAATCAACTTGTTTTAGCATTTTCAGGCACGAGCGGGGCTTCTTTTGCTATATCTAATTTGGTCGTAAGGCCAAACGGTGCCCTCTCGCTCCCCGTCATCCAGCCCATCGCCGTCCTCGACGACGCGACCACCATCGGCGGCAATCAGGCGCGGCTCGTCGGCGTGACTCCGGTGACGGATAAACGCGATTGGCGCATCAGCGCTGACACGTTCACGAACGGCAACAAGCAGGTGCTCGAAGGCACGCTGCTCGACTCCACCGCCGACGTTATCGACTCCATCGAGCAGTTCACCACGGGCACGCCAACGACCACCGTGGGCAGCGTCTCGGCGGGCTCACAATACAAAGCCTCGTCCGCCCTCTCCGCTGGTATCAACCCCGCCACCCTCGTCACGCGCAAGCTGGCAACGGGTGACATCTGGGTGAACAGCACCTCCACCGCTCAAGTCCGCACCACCATCACTGGCCACCGCGCCGTCTAAACATGATCGAAGAAATCATCTCCCCTTGGCCCATGTCCGTCACGGTTTCAGCCGATCCCCTCGTCATCCTCGATGTCACGGGCATCTCGGGTAATTCCTACGTCGTGCAGGGCATCGGCCTCGAATCCCCGACCACGGCCAACGAGGCCAACGTCGAAGCCGAGCTGCCCGTGCTCTGGGCCAACCCGTACCGCTCGCCCGCGCCGCCACCCTCGCCCGTTACTCCGCTGCAAATCCGCCGCGCCCTCAACGCCTCGGGCATGCGCGGCATGGTCGAGGCCGCCCTCGCCGCCGCGCCACAGGACGCCCGCGACGCATGGGACTACGCCACCGAGGTCAAGCGCGACGACGCCACCCTCAACGCCATGGCCGCAGCCCTCGGGCTGACCGCCATCCAGGTCGACGACCTGTTTAAGCTGGCCGCCTCTTACGCGTAACCCGCGCCCCTTTTTTTTAACCACCACCCGAACCCGAAAAACTCCCATGAAACGTATCCTCCCGTGGCTTTTCGCCATTTACGTCAGCTTCATCACCGCCGCCCAGGCGCAACCCCAGCGCATCGTTGACGGCGGTGGCTGGACCCCGACCACGATCAACAACTGGAACATCGGCAACGACCCGAAAGCCGTGCCGTTCGACTGGCGCACCGGCGGCCAGTTGACTTACCAGACCAACCGCGACGCCCGCATCATTGACTGTTCGTTCACCCGATCCGGCGCTGGGCTGGTAGCCAGCGAGGCCGTCCAAGAAGGCACAACCGGATCCGGCATGACCGTTGCCCAGGCTTACGGCAATCTACTCATCGACACCGGAACCACCCCGAGCGCCGAGTTTTTAATGCGCTCGGTGGATTCGATCCGGGGCGGCCACATCGCCACCATCAAGGCGACGCTGAGCCAAAAAATCGTTAACCAACACTTCGGCATCTACCTCGCGGACCTGATCGGCGACTCGGTGCCGTTCACCACCGACGCCACGGGGCTGTTGATTTCGGTGACACTGCCCAGCGACCACGGATTCACCGCCGCCAACATCGGCCAAAGCTGCTACCTAGGAGGCGGAGTCGGAGCCGCCGTGATCGTGCCCGGCCGCTACGCCATCACCGCCGTAACGGGTGACGTGGTCACCTTTTCCCCTGTATTTGCCGCAACGTGGACACGCTCCACCACCACCGCGACCGTTACGTTTTTAGGCGGCAACCCGATCTTTTCCATCGCCGAAGCGGCCACGGTCAGCGCGTCGAGCGATGTGGCGGCCATCGTGAACGGGGCGGTTTCGCTGCTCACCCAGACGAGCGGGGGTATTACTACCTTTGCTTGCCTAAACGTAGGAGCAACCAGCGGAACGCTCACGCTCACGATGAGCGCCAAAGCCTGGACGCCGAACGCAGCGGGCACCGTGACGGTCTTTGGCTGGAATTGCGTATCGGCGGTTAAAAACGGCACGAGCGCCACGGCGACGTGGTTTGATACGCAGCGCAAGGGCTGGGCCTCGGGCGCCAGCACCCAGACCACCACCACGGACGCGAGCCCCGGGCAGATGCTGAAATTCTCGGGCGACACGACCTCGGAGTTTTTTAGCGACGCATCGCCGGCTACCGCGAGTGCTCTGCAATTCACAGGCCGCGCCTCCCGCATGGAGTCGCTGGTGGATGCAACAACCCCGTTGTTCTTATTTATCCAGGCTTTTAACGGCGTGAGCGCACCGGCCACCACCACGCGCCTAACGATTGGCAAGTTCTCGCTGGAAGAGACGGGCATCAATAAAGTCATCATTGCAGGCGTGAGCCAGACCGGCACCGGCAACGCTCAGCGCGTATCGGTTGACCAGATGCCGTCGGTCGCCATTAACACGGCTCCGACTACAACCCCTGTTTCGGGTATGGCAGCCGCAGGTGCGGTGGCATCGGGCAATCCGGTGCAAGTTGGCGTTGTTGCAGCAACCGCTATACAAACCGCACGAACAGCGGGGCAGATCGTCCCTCCCGCCCACGATAAAAACGGCCGCTATATTGGCGCCAACGAGCAGATACGCGATCTGACGCAGATGGTGCCGATGGTGACGCTCACCTCGACGACCGAAACGACCATCGTCCCGGCGACCGCCGCTATTTTTAACGATTTGCGCGCGCTGATAATCACCAACACCAGCGCGACAGGAACTCGGGTGGATTTCCGCCATGTGGCCGCAGGCACGGTGGTGTTTTCGGTCTGGGTTCCGGCCAACACCACGCTGCCCATCACGCTGCCGGTCGTCGCGCGCCAGGCCACCGTTAACACGGCCTGGACGGCGCAACTCGGCACGGCCGTGACGGACGTCCGTATTACGGCATTCCACATCCAAGCCAACTAATCCGACGTGAATGAGCCGTACGAGATCATTGGGCCCGATCCGGACAACCCGACCACGCACGTGATGATCATCGTGCGTGGCGTGAACTACTCGGTTTTCCAGGGCGAGGAGCAGCTCACCGCCAACGATATCGCCACCAATCTCAGCCAGTAACCACCCAACACAGAAAGACACGCACCATGAAATCCTACAAAACCACCCTTGCTGGCGTCATCGCCGCCATTGCCACCTACCTCGCCAAAGATGCGAGCATTTCGCCTAGTGTGCAGCAGATCGCCGAAATCGTCGGCGTCGCCGCCACGGCATCGCTCGGCTTTTTTGCCCGCGACAACAACGTATCCAGCGAGAACGCCGGAGCCAAATAACCGATGAGCCTCACCGCGCTCGCCTCGATCATCCTGGCCCTTTGCAAAGCGGTACCCGCCGCCGCGCAGTTGGCCGAGTTGGTCGGAGCGCAGCTCGCCGAGGCCCGCCGCCATGCCGCCGATGCACAAACCCAAGCCGATCTCACCCGCGTGGCGGCGCAGCCTTGGGCTTGTCCTCGGACTTGCCCTCACCGGGGGCTGCACTGCACCGAGCAACCTGCCGCGCCTGCGCGCCCAGCCGGACTATGAAGATGCCCTGCGCTGCGCTCCGAATTTCACCCAAGACGCCCTGAACACGATCGCCAACCTCGAAGCCAACCGCCGCTAATGTCCGCCCAGAACTCTCAACTTTTTGAACCCCGTTCCGTCGACGCGTTGTTTTCGGCGATCATGACGCGCCAGGAGATCGCCGAGGAAAAGACGGAGACGTTCCGTATCGAACTGCGCACCCGATTCGAACGGGGGAGCAAGCGCATGGAAGAACTCGCAGCAGCCGTTGAACAGATCCGGATCCACGACCAAAGCATCGATAGCCGAGTAACCCGGCTGGAGGATTCCGACATCACTCGCCGGATCAACACGCTCGAGCTCGCCGAGACCGCGATCCGCACCGAGCTGGCCCGTTTTAAGGGGGCCTTGTGGGTGATCGGCGGCCTGCTCGGCATCCTGCAAGCCGTGGGCATCACCTTGTTAAGCAATTATTTAAACCGCTAAGATAAAACCGAAAGACCAAAACCATGATTTCACCCGAAGCCGCCCCCGCCTCCGCTCCCTCCCTGATGATCCCACTCGCTGCCTTGGCAGTCGAGGGCACCGCGCCGGAGGCCGGTGAGGAGATCAGCCTGCAAGCCGTCACCGCCCGCATCGTCTCGATCGAGGGCGACCAGGCGCGCGTCGAGGTTGTCGCCATCAATGGCCAGCCGATCGCGGGCGAGTCGCCCATGAGCGAGGACGACGAGATGCGCGCCATGGCCGAAAAGGCCGACGGCGCAGCCTATTAAACGACCGAGCACCGAAGGATCCAACGCCATGCCGACCTTTGCCTATTCCACCGGGCGCGCCGTCAAAATCAGCGACGGCACGCCCAGCCTGCGCCCGCGCATCACCGAACAGAGCGACGACGCGAGCATCAGCAAAAGCATCCTGGCCGGTTACCGTGACCTAGAAACACGCGGGAGCCGCCACCGCGCCAGCCCGGCCGCCGCCCGCCGGATCCGCGCAGCCCTGCAAACCGCCTAAAAAAAACCACCATGCCCGCCACGATTACCTTCACGCGCCCCTCGTTCGGGGAAAACGACACGCTGCCGCCTTCTGCGTTCAATGCCTGCACCGTGCTCTCGGGCACCGTGCCCGATGCCGAGGCGGGCGCTTATGGCGTGATGCGTCTGGCGGGCGACCTCACGGGATCGGCATCGGCCCCACAGCTCACCGCCACCGGCGCCACGGCGGGCAGCTATGGGGTAAACGTGCTGAACATCCCGCAGCTGACGGTGGACGCCAAGGGCCGGATCACCGCCGTGGCGGATCGGGCGCTGGGCACGGCCTACGGCAAGACGGTGATCGAGAGCGCCGATGAGGCCGCAGCCCGCACGGTGCTGGGGCTGGGTGGCACGACCTTTCTGGACGCGGTCTACGTGGCCGTGATGTCGCGCCAATACCCGGTGGGCGAGATGCTCATCACGCGGCGCAGCGCCAACCCGAACACGTGGCTGGGCTTTGGCACGTGGGTCGCCTACGGCGAGGGCAAGACGCTCGTCGGCCTGAATGCTGCCGAGGCGGAATTTGACCTCCTCGACAAGACCGGCGGGGCCAAGACGCACACGCTCGCGGCGGGCGAAATCCCAAGCCATACGCACAGCTTCAGCGGGACCGGAACAACCAGTACAACAGGAGCACACGTCCACGTGCAAAACGGTGGAGCAGTTAACCCGAGCGGGGTAACGTTGTTTGCAGGCGTGGCGGGTGCCGGTGGAGCAAATCTGGGAAATTCAGCGGCCACCTCCAGCACTGGCGACCACGCACACACCGTGACCATTTCCGGCACCACCGGCAGCGCGGGCAGCGGCACGGCGCACAACAACCTGCAGCCGTACATCACGGTGTTTTTCTGGAAGCGCACCGCCTAACCGCCTAAAAAAATGAACCTCGGCGACCTCAAAACCTTTACCGCGGCCAAGCTCGGGCTGTCGGATTCGATCACGCAACTACAGGCGGGGGAATTCGCAAAAGCGCGCTGGCGCATGTTGTGGAACCACCACCTGTGGCGGCAGTCGCGCATCTTGGCCGAGGTGGCCGTCACCTCGGGGCAGCAGGAGGTGACGCTGCCCGCAGGCTTCGAACTCGTGCTGGCCGCCCGCTGGAACACCCACACCGGGCTGGCCGCGCAGCTGGACTTGTCGGTTTTTAATAGCAACCCGGCCAGCTGGACAGCACCGGGGCCGGTCATGGGATACTCGCCGATGCCACGCGATAGCGCCGGGCTGGTGCGGATCCGCCTGCACCAGGTGCCCGACGCCGCAGGCGTGCTGCTGGCGATGGGCAAGGCCACCTGCCCCGAACTGGTCAGCGACCTCGACGCGCCGTCGATCAGCGGCACCGACGAGTGCCTCGTGGCGTTTGTGATGGGCGACCTTTACCAGTGGATGCGGCAGTTCTCCAAAGCCGGTGCGTTCTTCCAGGAGGCGCAGGCCCTACTGGCGAAGATGATCGAAATCGAGACCGCCCAAACCACCGAGCTGCGCCAGCTCTTGCCCTACGCACAGACGCTCGAATGCGATCCGCGCGATTATTAAGACGATCCCCTTTTTTTTAGAACCCGCACGCCATGCAACTGTTTAACGACGCTCTGGACGACACACCCGCCGATGCCGGATCGCTGGGGTTTACCGGCATGGACGCCACCACCAAGCCCGACCAGTTGCCGCCCGACCTGCTGCGCGATGGGCGCAACCTGTGGATGGACGGCAGCGGCATCGTGCAAACCCGCCCCGGCCTGCGCCTCAACGCGTTCCTCGATCCCGACGCCGTGCTGGCGGTGGGCGATACCCGCGTGCAGGGCGCGGGGTATTACGACACCCCCACCACCGAGACGTTGTTGGCGGTGCGCAACGGCAAGCTGTACGCCGTGGACAGTTCGGAGGCCAGCGCCGCGTTTACCCACCTCGCCGGACCGACGCCCTCGGCCACGGCAGCAGTGAAGTTTGCGCAGTTGGTGGATCGCATGTTTTACAGCGACGGCACGCTGCGCTGGGCGCTCGACAACGCAGGCTGGTCATTCGGCACCGTTTCGACGTTTTCCACCGCCGCCGCCATGCCGACCTGGGCGACGATCATCGCGCACAACTTCCGGCTGCTCGCCGTGGAGGCCAAGGGTTACAAGCTGTACGCGAGCGCCGTGGCCAGCGCGCACAACCCGGCCGATTGGGTGCCGACGGAAAACATCCGCGTGGGCACCGGCGAGGGCGACCCGATCAAGGCGCTGATTAGTTCCCAAGGAGGGAACTTGATCGTGCTCAACCTAGGCAGCGCTTGGCTCGTGGACACAACCGCCGCCGCGCTGGCCAACTGGACGGTGCGCAAGATCACCGACGTGGCCGGTTGCGTGGAGGGCAAGACGGCAGTGGCGCTGGGGCAGGATGTGTTTTTCTTGAGCCGTTACGGGGTCGTGAGCCTCGGGGCGCTGTCGGACAACATCAGCCTAAACCCGGCCACCACGCTGTCGGCGCCCGTGCAGCCTTACATTGACCGCATCAACTGGCTGGCCGTGGACACCGCCTTTGCGACCGTCTGGCAGGAGCTCTACCTGCTGGCCGTGCCGCTCGATGAGGACACGCTGCCCACGGTGATCTTGCCGTTCAACGTGCGCACGCGGCGCTGGATGACGCCGTGGACGATCGGCAGCCAGGGTGTGCTCACCGGCGACGCCAGCGGGGCGGCCGTGCTTATCGACGAGGATGACTTCTTTCTGGTGGATGAAACGGGAGCGGTGCTGCTCGATTCCGGCGTGGTCACGCCCAGCCTGGAGGCGCTGGAATTCACCGGTCTGAGCGCAGCGGCGCTCACCCGCTTTGCCGGACGCCAGGAGACGGTGATCGGTGACAGCGTGGGCCGGTTGCTCAGGATCGACCCGAGCGCCGAGCGCGACGATACCAACCCGACGAGCAGTCAGCCCGTCGAGAGCTGGGCCACGCTGAAGGCGCACAACTTCGAGCTGCCGCAAAACCTCAAGCAACCGTTCACCTTGGATGTGCAGTTTGAGCGCAGCACCGCGACCGGCTGCCAGCTGAACCTCGTGCGCGATGGCCAACTGGCGTACCCCGACATCACGCTCGCCGCCAGCGAGACGATCGCGGCCGGACTTTCCACCGGCAACCTGACCTCGTTTCCTGTGGTGTTCCCCTTGGTGTTCAAGCCCAACACCACCTACCGCCGCAGCTTCCACTTGCGCGACAAGCCGAGGTTCATCGAATGCGGCCTACAGGTGCACAGCCCGCGCGGGCGGTTGCGCCTACGCAGCGCGCGGTTTTCGGCGTTCATCGACTCGGCAGAATTGCTCCGTTAACCGCCAAGAAAAACGCCATGACACCGACGATCGAGCAGTGCGCGGAGTTTTTGAAAAAGCACGGGGCCGGGCCCAAGGTATGGCCACCGGAGGCGGTGCTGCCGTGGTTGACCTGGCACTGGAAAAACGGCGGGGTCGGCATCGCGCACGAGAACGGTGAAATCTTCGCGGTGGGCGTGGCCCGCTGCCTGCACCACCTGAGCGAGTCGGACTCGCACTACACCCACTTTGAGGATGGCTTTGTTTTATGGTGCGATGAGCTTGCCAGCACCCGCCCCGAAGGCATATCCATTTTATTGTCACTTGCCCGCGACCGTTTCGGACCACGGATGGCCGTCGTCGGGCAAGTGTTCAACCGCCCCGGTAAGCTGCGTATGCTTCCATGGAAAACCGTGGAAAGATATATAACGCAGCAATTTACCAAAAGCCATGGGCAGTCCGAAAGCACCCGCAGCACCTGACTACGCCGCCGCCAACCGCGAGGCGATCAGCGCAGACGTATCCACGCTACCAACACGCAACCTGATCGAGCAGGCCGCGCAGTTGGGCAAGCTCGTCACCTACACCGACCCCGCCACCGGCCAGCAAATGACCGCGGACTTCACCGGCCTCGGCCAGTCCGCCCTGATGGAGCAGGCCGCGCAGCTCGCCAGCCAGTACAACGCCGACACCCAACGCCAGCAGCTCGCGCTGCGGCAGGAGCTCGGACTGGCCAATGCCGAGCAGACGACCAGGGAAATCCAAGCAGCCGACCCGCTCGCCTACCAGGCGCGGCAGGATTTGACGGGGCGAATTCTCGGCGACCTCAATGCGCCCGCATCACGCGTGCTGGGCAGCCAGTCCATCTACGACGCCGCCACCCGGCTCGGTGCGCTCGACCCGACCACCGACACACTCAACTACGGGGTGCAGCAGGCGCTCAAGGACTACAACACCGCCGGATTCAGCGAGTCGACGCAGCGCGAGCTGAACAACCAGATCCGCGCCGGACAGGTATCGCGGGGCAACTTTTTAGGCGACGCCGCCGCCGTGGCCGAAGCCAGCCAGCAGGGGCAGGCCATGGACCAGCTGCGCCAGGCGCGCCTTGGGCAACTGCTCACCGCGCAAGGGCAGGCCTTTGGGCAAAATCAGGCGCTCAACCAGGCGAACCTGCAAGGCGCGCAGGCCCTCTCGGGCGACCAGCGCCAAGTCGAAAACACCAACTACGGCCGCAACCAGCAAACCCTCGCCAACGCGAGCGCGATGGTGCTGGGCCAGCCGATCACAAACCAGTTCGGCAGCTTGCAGGGAGCCCAGCAGGGCGCAGTGGGCATGGCTCAGGCCCCGCAAGTCAATGTCGGCGGACTTAACCCGAACGCAGGCCAGCAGAACTATGCAGGCCAGATGCAGGCGTGGCAGACCAACGCCAACATCGCCGCGCAGGGCAATCCGTGGATGGCGCTCGCCGGTCAAGTCGGCGGCGCAGCCGCTGGTGCAGGTATGGCCGCGCTCGTTTAAAATAAAAACACACCAACACCATGAGCTACCTAGCCGACGGATTAAGTCAGGGATTCCAATCAGGGTTCGCCGCAGGCACCCAGAAGAAGCGCGACAAAAAGCAGGCCGAAGACCAGAAGGCCCGCGACGTGCTGCAAGGCGAACAGGCCAAGGCGCTTCAAACCGAGCGCTTGGAGGCCGATGCCAAGCGGGATTTTGAAAACCGCACCTGGCGCAGCGGGGAATCGGAGCTGGATCGTATCAACCGCTCCGATGAGGCCAATGTTGACCGCGCACTGCGTGCCGCCGAACTGACCAAGCGCGCCGAAGCGGAGCAGGCAGACCAAGCGTTAAAGGCCTCGCTTTATTACGACCAGCAAAGCCGCCAGGATGAACAGGCGAGCGTAGCCCGCGCCCTAGCCGCGCCGATGCAAGCGGAACAACTGCGTGCCATGAAGCAGCAAAACGACGCCTACGGCCAACCCAAGCCGCTACCCGTGCCAATGGAGACGCTCGAATACGATCCGATGGATCCGACCGGTGCCCCCAAGCGGCGCATCACCGGCCCTCTCGGCAGCCTTGGCACGATCACGGGAGCGGCCGCGCCAGCCGGAGCCAAACCGGCCAGCGTGATTGATTCATTCCTCAAGCCGCCCGCTGCGGCAGCTTCCACCACAGCGGAGCCTGCGCAGCCTGCCGCCGCCGCAGCCTTCCCCGCACCCAAGCCTGCGGCCCGCGACAATGGTGATATGCAGCGCTTGCTGCGCCAGTTTGGAGCCCTGCCGCCCGAACAAATGGCCGCCGAACTCGCCGCCGCTGGTATCCAAGTCAACCCCGACGCCCTCCGCCGTCCGAACCGCACCTATTAAAATGCCCGCACAACGCCCCCCCGAGTGGTCCGAACTGGAAGCGGACCCCAAGTGGTCAACTCTCGACCGTGAACAGAAGCGTGTGGTGCTCGCCAATTGGGGCTCCACCGTGGCGGATTACGTCGCCGAGAACGGCGGGTTTAACCCCGACACTGAAACCAGCTTCAAGACGACGCTGGCCGGCATTGCCGAAAAGCACGACCTCGTGCCGGGCGTGGGCGAAAAGACTGGCCAGTGGTTCACCGACGCGTGGCACAACTTGAGCCGGGGCGCGCTCAATGACTTTGTGGGCGGGGTGATCGAGGCCCCGCTGCGTGTTGCCGAGAACGTGTTGCCCAATGATTGGGTGGACGCGGAATCGGCAGCCAACGCGGTCGCAGGATTTCGCAAGGCGGTTGATGAGGCGCACCCGGTACGCCCCGAGTTTGCCGAGAGCATCCCCGGCCAAGTGGTGCGTGGTTTGGGTCAAGCCATCCCGAACGTGGCGCTGGGCGCCCTGCGCCTGCCCGGCCTCGCCGCCGGTGCGGTGGCGCAGTCCTTTGACCAAGGCTACCAGGACGCCGTGCAGAGCGGAACCACCCCGAGCGAGGCGTTTAAATCAGGTGTGGCCAACTTGCCCGGAGCCATTCCCGAATACTACGCCGACAAGGTGGCGCTTGGTGGACTCATGAGCGCGGCCAAGGTGGCCCCGCTCAAGCGCGAAATCGTCAAAGCAATCGCCACGGGAGCAGCCAGCGAGGCCACCCAGCAGACGTGGTCTAACGCCGTGGCCTCGTACATAGTCGGCTACGATAAAGAACGCGAACTTACCCAGGACGTGGGGAATTCGGCACTGGTTGGCGGACTCACCGAGGGAATCGTGCGTGCAGGCACCAGCGTTGCAGAAAATGCCGCCGCCCGCTCGGGGCACAAGGAGTTTGCCCAGCAGCTCGACACCGCAAAAAACATCCCCGAAAGCACCAAGACGCTCCTGCTCCAGCAGGACCAGCTCCGGCGCGGCCTGCGCCCGGCTCAAATGTTTCCCGCCGGAACCACCCCTTTGCCCATGATCGATGGCATGGAGCAGGTGAAAAATGAGCGTGGCGTTTTTCATTTTAACCCGAAGCAAATCACCGCGGCCGAAATCCTCTCGGCCAGCCGCGACGGCAAAGAAAACGAGATTTTAGGGCTTGGGCCCGTGAGCAAACCCGCAGCGCAGGCCCGCGCCGCCGCGACCGGCGAAAAGCTCGTGGCCGTGGCTGAACGCGCCGCCGATGGCACTGAAATCAAAACCACCATCGGCACCACCGGCACCGCGCCCGCGCAGGTCGCCGCGCTGGAGGCCAGCAAATCGCCCGGCTCCACCGTCAAGGTTGAGGAGATCGGCAAGACGATTGTGGAGCGCCAGCGCGCCGCGCAGGCTGCCGTGGAGCAAAAGGCCCGCGAGGAAAAGCTCGCCGAGGATACCCGCCGCGCCGAGGCGCAGGCCCGCCGCGATGGTGACAAGCTACGCTTTGAAGAAACCCTGCTCGCCGCCGATGCGTTGGAGCAGGACCGCGCCGCCGCATGGCCTGCGGTCAACGGAGCGCTCAAGAGCTTGTCAAACTTCGTGGACGACACGTCCTATGCACTCACGCAGCAACAGCGCGAGGCCGCGCTGAAGCGCATCGCCCGCCTGCAACCCCGCGCCGAGCAACTCAAGGTGGGGCATGACGCCGCCGCCGATGCGCGGTTTAATGCGGACAAAGCCGCCGCTGCCGCCGCCGAAAAGGCCAAGCAGGAAAAGGTGCGTGCCGACCAGGCGCGCATCGACGCGATCGACGCCACCGGCCGCGACCCGTCCACGAACCGGATCGTGCAGATCGAGAATTTAACCGACGACGACCTGGCCGACGTCGGCAACGACCTGCAAAAAAACGGCCTGACGCCGCAGAGCTACGAGGCCGAGCTGATGCGCCGCGAGCGCCAAGCCGCCGAGGAGGGCAACCGGTCGAATTTCACGCTGCGCGATTTGTTTGTTGGGAAAAAATCGGCCCTCAACGCCGCCGGATTAACCGCGCCCCTGCGTTTGCCTACGCCCAAGACCGAGACCGAACGCGGTGGTTTGGGTGGCGAGCTCAAGACGCTGCGCGAAAGCTCGGGTGCGTTTGCGTTTTTCCAGAACAACGCGCCCGCGCTCGACCGCATGGCGCAGACCCTGCGCGGCCTCGGGTTTAAGGTGCAGACCGAGAACGACGTGGTGGAGCTGGTCGGCCGTGCGTTTGGCGGCGAAGACGTGCGCCCGGAGACCGAGGGTGAGGTGGAGTTTGCCGCTGCCGCCCGACGGGTAGAGCCGATCGCCACGGGCATCACCGAAAGCGCAGCCACCCTTGCCAGCAAAGAAATCCCCGCCGCCACCAACCCAACGGTCAAGCAATCCTTGACCGTTGCCGCACTCCCCAACGTCGAGGTCGAGCGCCTGCGCGCCGCCCACGCGAAGGCCCTCGGCCCTCGCATGGCCGACCTTGACCTGCGCGTCGGCTTGTTGGCCGAACTACTGGAGCAGGAAGGCTACCCGAAAGCCGCCGCCAACCTGCGCGCCAACAAACTTGGTGAAGCGGAGGCCGTGGTGGCCAACCGCCGCGCCCCGCAGTTTCGCGCCGAAATCGTGCGCCTGCGCCAGGAGCAGGCGTTCATCCTCGTATCGGCAAAAGCTGCCGCCGATGGCAAGATGACCGGCCTGATTTCCCACGAACTCGCCCATCGCTATTGGGACACGCTGCCCGAGGACGCCAAAGCGATCGAGCGCGCCGCCGCCGACCGTGCGCTGGCAAACAAGACCGGCCCGCTTTTTAATGCCCAGGGGGAAAAGCAGACCAACATCGCCATCACCGCCGAGGAGCTGCGCGCGGCCGGACTGAGCGCCACGCTCGAGGCCGACCCTGATCTGGTTTACAAGGAATACTTCGCCGAGCTTACCCGCATCGAAAACGAACGCTACCTCGGCAACCGCGTCGAGGCCAGCAGCGCCCCGGCCCATACCCGCCGCCTGCTCGCCCGCCTGCGCCAGTGGTTGCAAGAGGTGTTTGATGCGGTCCGCCGCACCACCGGCCGCGCCGACCTATCGCGCGAAGGTTTCCGTGAATGGCTCGCCGGAGCCAGCCAGGAGCAGACCAATCGGACCGCGCTCGCCTACGCCACCCGCCGCGCGCCCGCGTTTGCGACCACGCAGCAGATCAAGACCGAGACGCCCGAGTTCAAGCGCTGGTTTGGCTCATCAAAAGTAGTAGACGATAGCGGCAAACCACGCGTGGTTTATCATGGCACCGGTAATGCAGGTTTTTCGGTCTTCAATAATTTATCCTGGTTTGCTGATTCACAGGATATTGCTTCCGGCTATTCCAAACAAATCCCAGCTGGAAAAACTGAAGCCGAAAACCAAGCCGTTTACCCTGTCTATATCGCAATAAAAAACCCCAAGCGGGTTGATTTTTTCGCCCTACGGGATGATGTCGAAAAGTGGTTATCACCTAATAGTAAATACGACGGGATAATCATAGATCGTTCAATGGTTCCAAACAGCAGGGGGAATTTCTATGTAGTAAAATCCCCCACGCAGATCAAATCCGCCATCGGTAACAACGGGAACTACGATCCCGCCGAGCCGCGGATCGACCAGGCCACCCAAGCCACCTTTGATCTTGGCGGCATGAGTCCCGGCCTGCCCCTGCCTAACGCGATCCGCAATCTCACTCCCCGCTGGCAAAATAAAATCCTGCGGTTCGATAGTAACCTGGACAAAGCGCTCTACTACGCCGGAGGCGAGGGCAAGACCGAGACCCGCACCGCAACCATTGACCACCTCGCCCGTGAAACAGGCCTGAGCACGGGGCAAATCGCCAGCCTTGCCCGCACCTTGCGCGAGAAAATTTCCCCTCTCGCCGCATCCACTGCCACCGATGGAACGCTGCGCATTCCGGCGTTAATGGAAAACGAGGCAGCCAAACTTGCATCACCGGCCAAACCTGCGCAGCCTTCCTCAAGTGAAAACCAACAGCAAGACACCGGCACCACCATTGCCCGCTACGTTGACGGCAACGGCACGTCGGCCCAAAAACGCGCCGAAGCCATCCAGCAAATCAGCGCCGTCCACGCCATCGCCGACAACCGCAAGCTCGACGAAAGCGATTATCTACAAGCAGCCGGAGGAAAGAATAATAATGAAAATGACGCGAATTCGGGGGCGGACTCCGACGAGGCCCTACGGAATCGGGGACGAGTAGACCAAGCCGCCAAGCAGGAACGTGCGCGGCGCGCGTTGACCAATCCCGAGAAAATGCTTGAGCGGGCGTTGCTCGACGACAATCGCATCAGCAGCATCATTCCCGAGTTGGTCGCAAATCCGCGCCGCTCGTGGGATATTCGCGGGGCGGTCATCAAAACCCCCAGCGACCTGCTCGCACTCACGCAAATCCTGCGCACGCCCTACGCTGAAACGGGAAAAGTGATTCTCGTTAACAGCCGCAACGAGGTGGTGCACGCGGAAATCATTAGTATCGGCACCACCACCAGCACGTATTTTGCGCCCAGCCACTTGGCTCAAGTGCTCGCACGGGCACCGAAGACGACGGAGCCCTACGGGATCATTGTTTCGCATAACCATCCCAGTGGCGACCCGACGCCCAGCGCGCCGGATATGCGCATGACGCGGGTGTTTATAGACGCGGCCCAATCAGCCGGGCATTACCTGCTCGATCACGTCGTCACCAATGGCAAGCGCTACTACAGTTTTAAGGAAACCGGCGTGATTGCCGAACCCACGGGGGCAACTTCATTCACCGACCTTGCACCAGCCGCACGCGGAGCCGAGGCGGATCCTGATTTATCGGCCAACCAAACCCGCGCACCGTGGGAAGTGGTGGCCCGCGAAGACCTCAAAGCGATCAATAGTCCTTATGATGCCAGCGTGTTTTTAGCCACGGCGCGGCAGGTCGCACCGGACGCCATGCACGTCATCTATGTAAACCGGCGCAATCAGATGGTGTCGTTTGAGCGTATTCCGAAGGCCACAGAACTGAGCGCGCAGGCCATGCGCCAGCGCCTTTTTGAATCCATGGGCAGGGAAGGGGCCACCGGCCTGTTTGTGGATATGCCGGACAGCTTATCGGGCGTAGACTCGATGCGAACCATGCGGATGCTCAGAGAATTTGCCACGAAAACGGATTTTGTCCTGCTCGATGTTACGGGTAAATTCCAGGGATCGAACACCCACGACAGTGCGAAGATGATGGGGTTTATCTCCGAACCAGGGCAAAAGAGCTTTGGGGGAGTAGGCGAAGACGCTAAGCGCCCCATGGACAGAAGGGCTACGGCTGATCAAACTGCCATTATGCCCTCTCATCCTTGGCCTAAGGACTTTCCTGACGTGCTATGGCACGCGGAACAAACCGCCATTAGCGCGCATCCCGATTACAAAGCGGCCAAAGCAGGCGACAGCGCGGCAGCAGTGCGCTTGGTGGATGCGTTTATCAACCGTGATAAAGCCGCCGATCTCGCGCAAAAATACCCCGAGGCCATTATTCTTCCGGTTCACGCGGAGGAAGCGGGCGGAAGAAATGCCATCCCTATTACCTATGCGGCCCGCATGGCTATGCTGTCGGGCCTGCCACTCGAAACTCAAATCGTGCAAAGCAATCGGCGCTATGCCACAGGCAAGGACGGTCTTTATCGCTGGGCCAATCGAGCAACATTTGAGGGACCAGTCGAAACCGGTCGCGATTATATTATCATGGACGACATGCGCAGCATGGGCGGCACACTCGCTGCACTGCGCAACCACATCGAAGACGGAGGCGGGCGCGTAGTCCTCGCTTCTACACTCGGAGCTGACAGCCGCCGCCTTGCCCAAGACCGAGTTACGCTCGCACCTAGACCCGAAGTCATTGCGGAGCTTGACCGCCGCTTTGGCCTTAACCAGATTTCCAACACTCTCAATGAACTCGGTATTGCCCAAGACGCCCGCCACCTCACCGGTCCAGAAGCCACATGGCTCTCAACCTGGCGCGGCTCGCTTGACGAATTCCGAGATCGAGTCCTTGCGCTCCGACGCGGCAATGAAGGCCAAGGAGGCGTTTCGACTGTTTCACCTTCAGGACCAAGCAGCGGACCAGAAGGCGGCGTAAGTTACGCCACCAGCCAACGCGATCAAGATTCTGCGGTCCAAGAACCCACCGCACCCACCAACGCCGCCGCAGCCCTCAAGGCCGCGCTGCCCGCAGGCGTCACCACGGCCGCCGCGCTCGAGCGCGAGCAGGAAGCCGAACAGGCCACGCTATCCGAAGCCGCGCGCGAAGCCCGCCACCCCGCCGCCGTCGGCGCGACCGAACCCGGCGAAGCTTGGGCGAGCGTGGCCAAGATGGCCGAGAAGCAGCTCACCGAGGAGCGCGCCAGCATTGCCAAGCACCTCGACGAATACGCCCTCGACCTGGCCGACATTGAAAAGGCTCACCTGCAAGGCCGCACCGCTGCGCTCAAGGCCGAGATCGAGCGCCGAGCTGATCCCGTGGAGCGCGCCACCAAGGTCACCGCGCTGCCCAAGATGGACCGCAAAGAGGCGCTCAAAACCGAGCTCGACCGGGGCCGCCGCCTGCGCGACGACGGACTCAAGACCGGCAACGATACCGCGGCCAACGAGGGCACCCGCATCGTCAAGGCCGCCACGGCCCGACTGGATGAGGAATACCCCGGCTGGGATGCCAAGAAACCAGTTGTTAAGGATTCCTTAATAACTGCCACCAAGCCCGCACCGGCCGCCCTCGCCACGCAGGACGATGGCCGCAACCTGCCGCCGACCGCCCCGCCGGAGCCGCCCGAAAACGGTGCACCTCGCCCCGACGACGCCGCGCCCGACCGGGGTCGTGCCCGCGCCGCCTTCGGCCACAGCGCCTACACGCCCAACTTCCTCGAACGCACCACCGAGCGCCTGCGCTCCATGGCCGTCGGATTCCGTGGCGCAATCCCGGAGCTGCCCGCATTCCCGGCACTGGCCGCGAAGACCGACCGCTTCATCCGCGACCAAGGGCCCGCGTTTTACAACAACCTGAAGGCGTTCTACCGGACCCTGAGCAGCGCCAACGACTACGTGCAGCGCACCGCCGAGGAGCAGGTCGACGCCATCACCGGCCCGCTCATGAAGACCGGCGTGGCCTTCGATGCCACTGCTTACGCCCAACTGAAGAAACGCCAGGAGCAGGCGCGCCGCCTCAAAGCCGAGGGCAAACTGATGCCCGCCGGAGCCGGGGCCGAACTCGACGCCCTGCAAAGCCAGCTCGAGGCGCACCCTTACGTGCTGTTTAACAAATTGGTTTATTTCATGGACCTGGACTGGCGCGGGCGGAATTTGAAGGACAGCGAGGGCAACCCAATCAAACTACCCGACGGTCTCAACCAGACCGAGATCGACAACGAGCTGGCCCGCCTCGGCGGCCTGATCGCTGCGAGCCCGCATGCCCAGCTGATCGAGACCGCGTTTGACCGCCACATGGCGCTGGTGAAACAGACCGCCGAAGACCTCAAAACCCGCGACCTGCTGGCCGCCCAGCACCTGGACAACCCGTACTACTTCCCCCACCTGACCCTCGAAATCACACGGGGCGACAAGGTGATCGAGCGCGAGCTGCGCCCCGAGCGCGTGCGCGTGGGCACCGAGGCGGACTTCAGAGGCTACCTGCAAGAGCCCACCGGCAGCCTCAAGCCGATCGAGAGCGACTACGTGCGCGCGGTTTATTACCACCTCGTGCAGGTGGGCGCGCACAACCTCAAGGCCGACGCGATCCGCGACCACGCCCGCAGTTACGATGTGATGGAGCAGGTAAAGGACCGCGCCAAAGTGCTATCCAAGCAGCGCGGGCGCTCGGTTTCATGGGAGGAAGTGTTTCACAGCGAATACGCTCCGGCCGGTTACGTGCTGTACGGCACCGACAGCCGCGACGCGTTCCCCTCGGTCATGGTGGACCGCGACAAGCTGGCCCGCCGCCTCGGTGAAGCCCTCACCAGCGCCGACCTGCACGAGCAGCTGAAGGAACTTGGCGTCAAGGGCATCAAGCTGCTGCCCGAAGACCTCAAGGAGACCCTGATCCAAGGCCAGCGCGAGACGTGGATCGTGCCCGCCCGCGTGGCCGAGGCGCTACGCGGCATCGCCGATCGCCAGAAAAAGACCAGCGAGCCCATCGAGAGCGCCATCAAAAAGGTGAACGGCGCGTGGAAGGGCTGGAAGTTGTTCATGCCGCAGAACCACATCCGCTACGAATACGGCAACATTGTGGCCGATTTGGAAAAGCTATTCAGCGCCAGCCCGCGCACGTTCAAATACCTCGGCCAATCGGCCAAGGAGATGCGCGCGTTCTTCCAGGGCGAGGCCCCGAGCGCCGACCTGCGCGCCGCGCTCAAGGACGGCGTGATCAACGCGATCACCGCCGCCGAAATGAACCAGCTGCAGCGCCTGCGCGCGTTTGAGAAGTTCCAGACGGTGGGCGAACGCATCACCACACAGCTCAAGAAGCGGAGCAGCTCGGCGCTTTACCAGCCGATCACCAACATGGTCGGCCTGGGCGACTTGAGCAGCGTGGAGCTTTCGGCCTTGCGCGAGGGCGTGACGCGTTACGCCAACTACCTCGCCAACTTGGAGGCGATCCGCAACAACGCACGCCCCGACTACGCCGGAGCCTACTGGCGCGACATCGAGGCGATCGGCGACAGCCGCCCCGGAGCCAACGACAAAGCCCAGCGCCAGGCGGCGCAAATCAGCAAGGCGACGTTCGGCGATTACGGCGACCTGAGCACCAACGGCCAATACTTGCGCGACAAACTGATCCCGTTTTACAGCTGGATCGAGGTCAACTTCAAGTACCACGCCAACCTGCTGCGCAACTTGCGCGACCAGGTGCGCGGCGACATCGACGGCGGCACAGGCAACGCAGCCGCAACCGCAGCCCGCGTGGCCGGAGCGCGCGCCGGTGGCTTCGTGCTGCGCCTCGCGCTGCCTTACGCCGCCGTGATGCTCTGGAACGCCATGGGGCCGCACGGAGTCGACGACGACGACCTGAGCGAGGAGGACCGGCGCCGGTTCCACATTCGCCTGGGCAAAGACGAGAACGGCAAGCCGCAGGTGGTTTATACGAACACGGCGCTGGCCGACGTCACCAAGTGGTTCTCGGGCCCGAAGTTTGCCCAGGCCGCCACCGCATGGGTGACCGGCAAGACCGACTTCGTGACCGCGATCGACAGCTGGGCGAAGGACATCCCGGGGGATTTTGCCAACAACACGATCGGCAGCGCCGGACCGGTGATCAAGTTACCCGCCACCGCGATCCTCAAAAAGAACTTCTTCCCCGACGTGCTGGATGCGCGGACGATCCCCGACTACGACATGCGCCGGGCGATCATCAGCCAGATGACGGACGACTTCACCGCGGACCGCATCGAGGCCACGGTGAACAAAGACTACCTCGCACCCAAAGACCTCGGCACCTGGGCGAAGCAGCTGGTGCTCCAGGTGCGCCAACGCGACCCGGAGAGCTGGGCGTTTTACGGCATCAAGGACAAGGCCGCAGAGTGGGTGGAGAAGCGCACAGGCCAAAGCCGGGACAGCAGCTACAACGCGCCGGACCAGCAGGTGCTGCGCAACTTCCGCCGGGCGATTTACCAGGGAGACCCGGAGACGGCGGCGAAGTTTTACCTGCGCCTGCTGGACCTCGGCTACACGAGCGACCGCTTCACGGCCTCGATCCGCGCCCAGGAGCCGCTGGCCGGAGTGCCCAAAGACCTGCGCCGCGACTTTGTGGCCAGCCTGAGCGAAGGCGAGCGGGCGCAACTGGAGCGCGCGTACCAGTTCTACGTGCGCATGAGCACGAGCAAAGGCACGGAGCGGGCGCTATTCCCGCGCAAAGAGTGGGGCGAACGCGGCCAGCAGTACTACCAAGCAAACCCCCGGGTGGGCGTGCTCACGCAGACGATGCAACGCACGGAAGCGATGGCCGAGGAGGAGCTGGTGGCCCGCGCAAAGTGGGAGATGCAACGCAGTTTGATGCGGAATTAAAACCTCACTGGTTGCAGTTTGGCTACAGTAAAACCATAAACTATTGATTTGTAACAAAAAACAAGAGGTATCGTAAACCGCAGGTCGTCGGTTCAATCCCGACCATCGGCTCCAGTTTTTGAGAGGTAAAAAGACCCAACTGGACCAATTGCTTTAAAGTGGCTAATTTCGGCCCCGTGGCTTCAGTTGGCTA